GACAGAAATGGTTTTCAAGCTTATGAAATGCCTGGGCAAGATAGTCCCACATGGGGCGGTACAGGTATGCCAGTAGAAATACAATTGTCATTAAATTTCCAAGAGACAGTAATTCTCACAAAATCAGATTTTCAATCTAACTATTCTGGAAGCCCAACACAGACAACCCCATCGCAGACTCCAAGTGAACGAGGAGTAGGTCAAGGAAATAATCCAGCAAGTGGACAAACTTTTGCAAATAATCCAGCTGACGCTGCCACGGGCCGCAGTTTTAATTCAACTAGATAAAAAAATATGTCAAAATACTTTAACTTTTTTCCTAAGACTGTTTATTCAACAGCAAACAATCTAACACAGACTGATCTTGTTACAAACATAACAAGTCGTTTTGGTTTTGAACAATCGTTAAAAACTAACTCTGCCGTTTTCTATAAGTATTCTATACAAGACGGAGACACACCAGAAATTATTGCCTCAAAATTTTATGGTGATCCTGAAAAGCATTGGATAGTTTTATCATATAATGACATAATTGATCCTCAATGGGATTGGCCTTTAGACTATAATACATTCATAAAATTTGTGGATAAAAAATATAGCGCAAACGGCGCGGCAAATACTCCATCACAATCTGGTGTAGTTTGGGCAATGAGTGACAATAATGTCAATGCTTACTATAAAGTGGTAACTAAAACTTCTTCGGCTGGTGGAGAATTGGTTGAGAAACTTCAAATAGATGCAAACACTTATGCTACATTGCAAACAGATGATACCGTATATAATTTGATAAATGGAATAGTAAGAGTGGTCATAACAAAAGAGAAACAATCTTTTTTTGAGTATGAAGAAGAAACAAACGAAACAAAAAGACAAATCAATCTATTGAAAAAAGAATTTGTTCCTGAGTTAGATAAAGAATTTAGACGAGTTATTAATGGCAGATAATCTGATACAGTCAACACAGTTTAGTATAAATCAGTTGGCTGTATATACTAAAAGTGGTGAATTACTTGATATATCATCTAGCTTTGGTCAGCTACATTTGTTTGATTCAATCTTTGTTCCTGTGATGAATGGTTTCATTACAGTATTTGATTCTGTTGGTCTATCGGATTATCTTAGCTTTGATGGTTCAGAGGTTTTGCTTGTAGATTTAAGTAAGTTTGGAGATGGATCAACAAGTTTCAAAAAATCATTTCGTATTAGAAAAATGGCTAACAGAATAAATTTGAATCCATCAACATTGGCCTATGATCTGCATTTTGTATCTGATGAGTTAATTTACTCAGATCAACGCAAAGTAAACCAAAAGTATAATGATACATACTCTAACATTGTTGCAAAAATTTTATTTGATTATCTAAAGTTACCTACCTTTGCTGGTATCTTTTCTCCATCCTATGGTATAAAAAGTATTGTCATACCAGATTTGTCTCCAATCGATGCGATACAATGGTGCACTAATAGAGCAGTAGATGAAAATCTTGGTCCTAGCTTTATGTTCTATGAGAATATTGTTGGCTATAATTTTACCACTCTTTCAAATATACTAACGCAAGATGCGATATTGGATATCAAATTTTTCCCAAAGAATTTAAACAACACCGAAGCATTAGATGAAATGAGTAGCCCAAGACACTTTGAAGTAATTAGCAATCCAGATGTTATGAGAAGAACTCGCCAAGGTGTCAATGCAGGTAAGTATTCTGTTTTTGATCCAATAACTAGAACTCTTGGTCACATAGACGAAGAAAAGACTGTGAATTATCTTGACCATTATCAAACTGTAAAACATGGTAATGATACACCAATGTTTACTGGTATGGTAAACAGAGATAACACCAATAACTTTGAACAATTTGAAGCGAGAAGAAGTTTTGGTTTCTCTGGAAAGGCTCGTCAAGCAAGTGCATACATAAAGAAAAAAGATCCAACTTCAATCACAACAATTGATAATCAAGAAGATTTTGTTTTACAAAGACGATCTATTATTGAAAACTTAATATCAAAAAGATTGAAGATGGTCATGCCAGGAAATTTTGAGTTATCAAGTGGATTCAATGTCAATGTTCTATCACCTGTTTATGGTAAACCAGAAGGTGAAGATCAATCAGTTAATGGAAAATATTTGATTGTTGCTTCACGACATATACTAGATATTAAAGGTAAATTTGAAACCGTGTTAGAAACCGCTACAACATCTACAGACATTGGGTTTATCGAAGGTGCTTCTGCTACACTTGCAAAGGCTGCTGTAGAATATGAGGATGATTACTTACGATGAGAAATGCTGAAGATAATACAGATGTAGCAGGTCGCAATGGATTTATTTGGTGGATTGGTACAGTAGAAAGTAGACAAGATCCACTAAAATTAGGTCGTTGCCAAGTTCGTATTGGTGGTGGGTGGCATTCAGATGTTAGACTGAAAGTACCAACAAAAGATTTACCTTGGGCAACAGCTTGTCTCCCAGTTAATAATCCAAACCCATATGCACCCAAAGAAGGTGATATGGTATTTGGTTTTTTTCTTGACGGAAACAATGCTCAACAGCCAGTAATATTTGGTGTCATGCCAGGCATTCCATTGAAAAAAGCTAATCCGCAAGAAGCATTTAATGATGGTCGTTCTATTAATGAACTTATGGCTGCGCCAGTTAAACCTGATGAAACGGGTTCTCTTTATCCAAGAAGATTAGATGAACCATCAACATCACGCCTCGCAAGAAATGAAGCTGATTATGCATCACCAATAATTAAAAGTAAGAACGATAAGAAATCAAGTACCTTTGAATTACCAACTGCATATAATGCAAGATATCCATATAACAATGCTATGGAATCAGAGTCTGGTCATGCCATCGAAATAGATGATACACCAAATTCTGAGCGTTTACATTTCTATCATCGTAAAGGATCATATCAAGAATATAGACCAGATGGTAGCGTTCAAGCAAAAGTTGTCAAAGATAGTTATCAAGCGGTTGATGGGAACAAGAATGTTTACGTCAAAGGAAATTATACTGTCAATGTTGATGGTAATTTGTCGTTTAATGTAAAGGGGAGTATTAGTGCTATCGCGGGTAGTTCTATAAGCACAAAATCTGGAACCTCAACAGGTATGGTTGCAGGAACAACATGGTCTGCACTTGCACCAGCATCAGTATCTATGACTACTGCGGGTAAAGCATCAGTTACAGCTGGAAACATGGCATCTATGACAGCTGGAGGTATTGCATCAGTTACAGCTGGTGCGGCTGCAACTGTAACTGCTGGTGCGGCTGCAACACTCACTGGCGCTACTACATTTGTTACAGGTATAGGTTTAACTACGATATCTGGAGCAACAGTAAATATTTTAGGTGCACCAGTTGGTGGCGCCGCGGGTGCAGCAGCCGCTGGAGGTGCAGCAGCCGGTGCAGTTGGAGGCGTTGATTTAGCAATAGATGAGTTAGGGCTGACTAATGTTGTAACCGCTACTGTAGAAGGTGTACCTGTTGCAGTAGGAGGAGTAATAGAACAAGCAGGAGGTGCTTGTTCCACTTTCATAGATCCATATACCGCTGCATATGATTTTGGTGATATCGCACCGGGCGCTTTAGACTCTACTACTATTACACAAACTATTGCTGATCCGGCGTTTGGAGACTTATCTACAACAACTACTTTTTATCCTGATGGTGGAAATCTTACCGATGTATATGATGCAAATGGCACACTTGTCGATCAAGTTTATCAACCAGGATCAACAGTTTTAACTGATACTGGATCAGTTATTGGAACTGAAAGTGGTGGATCACTTGTTTCAGGAAATTTAGTAGATAATGGATTTGGTTCACTACCAACTTCTCCAACCAATATATCTTCTTTTAGTTTTGATAATATAATCTCTAGCGCACAAGAAACTTTTAAAAATGTAGTAGATTCTGTATCAAAAAGTTTTTCAGATATAACATCAAAATTTCTTACAGCAACGCCTAGTGAATTAAATGTGGATGGTGGTTTTACAGATACACAATATTTTGAAGATGGTTCTTTCACACAAACAACAATGAATGCAGACGGAACTTCTGTATTTCAAGTTTTTGATCCAGAAGGAACAATATTATCTTCAGCAACTGCGGCTGCACCAGCTGGTTTTGCAGATCAGGTAATAAGTAGAGCGCAAGATGTTGGTAATGCAATGATTGGTGCAGCATCTAAAGTTGATCCATTGAAATATGTAGAACCTGCTGGAAAAAATTTAGCAACAACAATAACTCAGCCATTTTTAACTTCTTCCGGTGTTATTGAAAATAGTATGGGTGTATTAACAAATCCTGCTTCTTCTTTTAAAGATAGTTTTGCTGCTGCTAAAGCTGTGCTTGCAGAAGGTGCTATTCTATACGGACAAGTGTCTACACTCCCAACATTATTAGCAAACCCACAGCAATTGCTTACTCAATATGCTTTACCTGCTGCTGATGTTGCCGCTTCTGATTTTACTAGAAATTTAAACAATGCATCGGTAGTTAGTTCTATCAAAGGTGATTTGAAAGATTCGATTGATGGATTCACTCAAAAGGTTAAAGATACATATAGTGATACAAGCAAAAGTTTAAATAGTCTAATCAATAAAAGCCTTGATGATTTTGATTTAGAGAGTAAAGCGGTTGCTGCTGAAGTAGCTGATAATTTAGTAAATTTACGAGAACAAGGTTATACTGAAGCAGATTTGAAACGCATTATGCCAGATGTAATTAAACAATATCCAGTTGAATTTACAAAAGCATATAAAGGCGCACCAACAACATCAAATGCCGTAGCGGCAGAGTGGGCATCAGGAGGAGTGTTAGTATAATGGCAGGTCTTTTTTCAGTTGCAAGATTTGGTGATCTGGCAGAAGGTGAGATAATACTTCCTTGCCATATGACTGTTTTAATTGGTTCGACTAGCGGTGAAATGGAACCAGCAGCAATGCCTGGTTCAGTTGTTAGGTCACATGGACTACCACCACATAGTGGAGTAGTGCTTACTCCTATTGTTCCAACAACAGTTTTTATAAATGGGAAACCAAATATGATTAGAACGGTTGGTGATCTTGCCTCTTGCGGTCACCTAATAACTACAGGAGCATTGACAGTTTTGTCTACATAATTATGGCTAAAATATTTACTCGTTTAGAATACAATTTTAATTCTGAAAAATTTGGTGATGCTAATGATCCAACTGGTGAATTGGAAGCATCATTAGAAAGAATTAAACCACTTTTACACAAGTGGCAGTTTGATGCATTGGCAAACAATGATGTATCTGGCTACTTGCAGAATCCATTAGCCAATACAACCATCGAAATGAATTCGTATGCTACCAGTATGAAAAATTTTGCATCTACAGTTACCTTCGATATAGCTGGAAATGCAAAGATGATAGGCGTTTCTACATCATTGGTTAGCGAGATATCATCATTTCAAGCGCATTGTAATAGAATATCTGGAGTAACAGCAACTACTGATCCTACTTTACCAGATTTTGAATCGGCTTTGGGTATAGGTGAATTTGTTCAACTAATAGTATCATCATACGATGGGATAATGAACAATACTCCAGTTTTGGGTAGCATGACCAGTCTTTTTGTTCAGCCAGAACTGTCTGCTAATTTGATTACACTTACAAACGATTCTGCTACGCTCAATGCAACCTTCACTAATCTTTTAGATGGCGGATCAAATTCCCTAATATCTATAGTTTCAAATCAGGCTCTCTGTGATGATATGAATACAGTAACCTCATTTTTGAGTACCAGAAGAACATCTGATGTTAATTATTACGGAAAAGCTAGAGACCTAATAAATGATTATGGAATAATTTCTCGATTTACTGCATTTAGTCCACTAAAATTATACCTAACGGAAAACTACATTGGCACCGATAAACTCAAAAGTAAGTTATAAATAGTCGATGGCAACCGTAACGATAGAATCTACAAGAAATTATAGAGACTTGGATCTCAATTTTTCTATTCATCCAGTCAAAAAAGACATTAACGTAAATGTTAATGAGTATGCTATCATCAATTCAGTAAAAAATTTAGTGTTAACTAATTTTTACGAAAGACCCTTTAGACCTGACATTGGAAGTAATATTCGAAGCCTTCTGTTTGAACTTGTTACACCACTTACCGCAAATCAAATAGAGAGAGCCATACAGGAAACAATTACAAATTATGAACCTAGAGTAAACATCAGAACAGTAAAAGCTACTCCAAGTCAAGATGAGAATGGATACAATGTGAATATGGAATTCTTTATTGTTAATCTAACAACACCTATAACTATAGACTTTTTCTTGCAACGGATTAGATAAAAATGGCAGACCGTCTAAGAGTAACAGAACTTGATTTTGATACAATCAAGAACAATTTAAAAACATTTCTAAGCCAACAAACTGAATTTACTGATTATGATTTTGAAGGTTCTGGCTTAAGTGTATTGCTAGATATTTTAGCTTATAACACACATTACAACGCATATTATCTGAATATGGTTGCTAATGAATCATTTATGGATACGGCTCTACTACGCAGTTCTGCTGTATCTCACGCAAAACTTTTAAACTATGTACCATACTCTACTACTGCACCTATAGCTATAGTTAATCTTACTGTGTTCTCAGGAATTACAACTCCTGGAACTATGACTTTACCAGCTGGATATAATTTTCTATCAGAGTTGATTGATGGTAAATCATACAATTTTGTTTTGAATGAATCAGTTACTGTTACAAAATCAAATGATACCTACTACTTTGAAAATTTAGAAATATACGAAGGTCAAAGAGTATCATATATTTTCAATTACACTCAAGCTTCTAACCCAAAACAAGTTTTTGTTTTGCCAGATGAAAATGTAGATATTAAAACGATAAGTGTCATTGTTGCTCCATCTTCTACAAGTTCTATTTCAACCAAATATAACAAAGTTACCGATGTTTTAGATGTAGAACCTACCTCTGAAGTTTTCTTTTTAGAAGAAAATTTAGTAGGTAAATATCAAATAAGTTTTGGTAATGATGTTGTTGGTAAAAAACTTCCTGACGGTGCAGTAATTACAACAAATTACATTGTGACAAATGCTACCGCAGCAAATAAAGCAAACAATTTCTTGGCTCTACAAACTATAGTTGATAGTGTAGGAAGTACCCAATCAAACTTTACAGTAACTCCAGTATCTGCTGCATCAGGTGGTTCAGCAAGAGAATCTGTAGACAATATTAAATTTTCAGCACCTTCTCAATTCGCTACACAGAATCGTTTGGTAACATTTAAAGATTATGAAACTTACATACTAAACAACTATCCAAATATTGGTTCTATATCAGTATGGGGAGGAGAAGATAATGTTCCGCCTG